ACAAACGTTTTCATACATACGGTGAAACCATTAATGGTCTTATCGATGAATTTAGGGAAGCGAATCCGAGTCCGGCTGCCATCGCATCGAAACAGTTCGAAATGAATGCCGCCTCTTGGGCTGAAAAAGCCGCAGCTCAAGATCAGAGGATGTATCTAGTATCTAACACACGAATCATGGATATGATGAAAGATATGATGGAACATTCGGACAAGATGGCGGATGAAACCGAGAAAAATCAACCTATTGTGGGTAAAATCTTCGCACTCAAGTTTGCATCCGATCCAGTGAAGACACCTAGTATCTATGAGCGTATGTGTAGGATGTTTTAATCACCTCAAATCCTTATCAGCCGTGTAATACGTCTTCCCCTTCGTGGTGAAGCTATGAACCCTCGCGTACCCCCACGCTTGTGGAGAGGCTCCCGGACGATGCCCGGTTCTCCACGCAGCGAGCCCCCTGTTGTACACAGTTTTTAGGGTTTTCAAAGGAATCTTAGTAGCCTTAGCAATTTCAGGGAGGGATTTGGCTCCCGGATACATCTTCCTAAATCTCTGGGTGTAGGAGGAAGTCTTAGTTTTTTGTCCCTTGTCCGTCTTGAATCCTTTATAGTCTCGCTTGAGCATCTTCTTATAGCGTGTCTCAACTTCCCCGAGAGTTGTAAGCCCCCTGAAATATTTAAGGGGTGCGTAGATCTTACCTTCAGATTTACGCAGTTGCCCGACCTTCTTGGTGATGGCTGCATCGCTGAGAGGCATCTTACTTTGCACCGAGATAATTTATAGCTGCCCCGATACTCGAATAAATGCATTTTCCAAACCTGACACGACCAGTCCTGGGGTTATAGTACCCCTTGTGGCCATTGAAGATGCATTTGTGAAGTTCACCCATATAAAAAATACAAGATTATAATAATCAGGTGAGAATGGGACTTTCGATTATTATGGGAAATATGTTTTCAGGTAAAACATCTGAACTCATCAGAAGACTTAAGCGTTTGAAAGTCATTGGAAAAGATGTGATGATTATCAACTCAGCAAAAGATACTAGATCCCCCGAAGAAGTTCTGAAAACCCACGATAATGTTAAGTTCAATTGTCATAAAGTGTTTGACCTGTTTGAAATTATCAATACAAATGAATTTGATAAAGCTGACATCATTGCCATAGATGAGGCACAATTCTTTCCCAAACTCAAGAAGTTTGTAGAGTGTTGTCTACACGTGAACAAGTCTGTACTGTTGGCCGGTCTTGACGCAGATTCCTTTCAAAGAAAATTTGGTGAACTCATCGACTGTATCCCACTCGCATGTGATGTGACCAAACTCTCGGCACTCTGTATGCGATGCAATGATGGAACCCCCGGACCCTTTACCAAGAGGATTGTGGACAACAAGGAACTCGAACTCATCGGTGGAAGTGATATGTACATCGCAACATGTCGGAATCATCTATGAATATCCAAGATGAGTACAACTCTCCGACCGTCTCCAGTTTTCATCAGTTCATGGTACCTCGCATGATCAAAGAGGATATCTTCACCCTCTCTGTGTATGTGTCTACCATTCTCGGTGTACAGACTACAATCTCCATCACCGTGTATAGTTAACTGGTATCGTAGAAGTTCGTTGGATTCAGCGCGATGTGGATGTAAAACCATTGGACCCTCTATGACCGCAAATGATGCACCCTCAGCGTGTATACATGGTATCTGTTTTATGAGACTATCTAGGAGTGGGAACTGTGTAGCCTTATAAAAATAGTATCCATCATTCTTTTCAAACCATGGATTTGTATCGTGGTACCACGTCTTTTCAAGAGTTGGTGAAACTTTTTCAAACTCTTCACGCAACCTGGGATAATGGAGTTTCAATAGAAGAAGACCGGGGTAATTCTTCACATCATACTCGGAAAAGCAATGTACCAAGTCCCTGAAAGTATTCTGTATCCCGAGGAATGGTCGCCATGCATTTGAAAAGTAGAGGTGATCCACGGGTGGCTTGACATAGTCATACAACACCATCAGTATGGGCACAAACATGAAACGCCACATTATTTTCTCAGTAGATAATAAAAATGCCTGGTTACCCCAAGTCTATGTATGCCGAGCCCCAGCCCACTGAGGTGGTCGCGACCACTAAGTCTCGCTTCTCCATGCCCGCTCTCCCCCAGCTGACTATCGTTCAGATTCTGCTCGTTGCCATTATTGCGGCCTACGCCTTCGCCGCGCGCAAGATGAACGGTGTCGTCGTCGCCACTCTCGCGCTCACTGTCGGTCTCCTCCACATGTATGACCACCTTTACCGTGTCAAGCGTGGCCCCGAGAAGCTCTTCTTCCTTCCCCATGCTAAGAAGGAGAAGTACACCTGCTGCGGCAAGTAAAAAATCTCTGTAAAATATAAGTATGCGCGTCAAGATTATTCGTAGCCCCAACCCTAAAAAGAAGTTGAGGGCTGTCTTAGAAGACGGCAGGACTGTTGACTTTGGTGCACGTGGGTATTCCGACTACACCAAACACAAGAATCCTTCACGTATGCGTTCCTATGTGTTGCGTCATGGGGGTCATGTACCCAGACAAACCATAGAAGAACGAGATCCTAAGAAGATCCAAACAAAAATGTTAAATGTCGATCGAAGCGACAAAGAGAATTGGAAGATAAGTGGTATCGACGGGGCTGGTTTTTGGTCCCGTTGGTACCTCTGGAGTTTTCCTACGTTTCAAGGTGTTGAGAAATTCATGTCTAAGAGGTTTGGTTTGGTGTTTAGTTGAATCTTTCCATTAATTCTTCAAAGGCCTCATCAGGCATCGTACACAATCCTATCGTTTCTGGTAATTTACTATTACTAATTTGTTTGGGACCAGGACCTATACCAACGTACTGCTCAAAAAGGACTTTTTTATTCTTAGAACCATTTAGTGTGAAAACACTGGATGAATAGTTTGTTAGAGCAGATTTCCCATTAAAATTACCTTCATCGGTTGTATTTTCTTTTACAACTTTACAGAATTCTCCATCCCGTAATTCTTGGGTGTGGTTTCTCGCAACCTCCATGTATTCCACGCGCTCCTCATCATTTAAACCAGACAGATCTGGTCCTGGATTTGGGAACTTTTCCAATTTTTCTTTACCTTCTTTATTATATTTTACGAAACCTTCAACAATTTCTTTCATTTTATCAGCTTGTGTGACTTTCAAAAAGTGGGGTTCTGTTCCTGATACCAACCCTCCCATATAGGAACCAGCCGAGGCTGAAGACGAGAGACAGCAAAGTGCGAGGAGACCGACAGCAATGGCGGCCATATTATAATGTACGTAGATTATAATATGGCTGAGATAGCTCTTATGATTTGTGCGGTATCTTCCCTGAGTGCCTCAGTGGGAGGTGGATTTTACCTATTCAAAAAAGAACAGGAGAACGCGGCTAAGGAAGAATTGATAGCTGAGAAGAAGGCAGTTGACGCTGTCACTGGGTATTTTGAATGTGATTATAAAGGGGAAGATAATATAACCTTCAGTGATGACATTGAAACGACCCCACCTCGACCTATTAAATCCATCATCGTACCAGCGGGTTTCAGTGTTGACACCTACTCCAAGGAAAATAAAGGTGGTGTAAAAATAACCCTCGGTGGTCCTTCAGATCAGAAGTGTACCACTATCAAATCAATGATTGTTACAAAAGTCTAATTTAAACTTTTCAAACTTTTTAAAAAATTGAATCATTGTGTTCAAGCGTTCGTAAAGGTCCTCACCGAGATACTGCTTTACGAATTCTTCAGGGTTTCCATTTTCTCGCATGGCATTGGCGTAGGCACAAAGTAGTGAGTATGCTTCATCCACATTTTCACCACTCCAGGTTTCTAACAGGGTTTTGACTTTTCTCAATTTGAGAACCTCTTCCATTATTTAGCCAGGCCTTTCTTTTTTAAGGTGTTTTTCAGTTCAGCCATAAGTTTAGCGCGTTGGGTATTTATGACTGGTCGCCGTTGGGGTGGAGGAGGAGGTGGTGGT